GCGCTTCAACCAGAACCTGCAGGGCCTGGCCAGTGATGTGACCGCGGGCGGGACGAAGACGCCGCTCCAGGTCGGCGGTGACCTGCTCGACCAGGCGGCCGACACCGCCGACAAGATCGCGCCGGGTGGCGGTGGCCTGATTCCCAGCGACCTGATGCGCACCGGCGCCAACTTCCTGCGCAGTCCGGGCGTGCTCGACTCGATGCAGATCCTCCAGGACCTGAACAGCAAGTACGGCACGATGGACACCGACCAGTACTCGCCCGAGGACCGCCGCGCCGCGGGCCAGGCGCTGGTGGCGGTCGGCGGCGTCGTCAGTGGCGGTGGAGCTGAGGCTCCGGGTACCTCGCGCATGTTCCATGGCACGTCCGCGGACTTCCCTCGAGCGACGCCGGAGGCAATTAGCAGCGAGCGCAACCTGTACGGGCCCGGCTACTACCTGACTAGCGACCCGCGCGTGGCGGGCGGCGTGATCGCCAGAGGAGGCGAGCCGGATCCCCTGGGCCCGCTGATGCGCGAGGGCCGTCCGTTCGAGCGGGGCGACGTCATCCAGGCCGGCTACGCGCAGCAAAACCCGAACGCAACCTCAGACACACTGGACCTCGGCGCCAACGTGCGCGCCGTCGATGTTCCGGGGCATCTGAATCTGCTGGACATGGAGCAGCCCGTGGCACCGCAGCAGGCAGCGGCAATTGCTCAGCAGTTGAATACGCTACGGCCCGGTGCTTGGGACCTCAGTGACCCCGAAGTCCGTGCCGAGGTGGCGAGCTGGTCGCAGCCCGGCGCCGACGGGGAGTCTGTCTACAGCATCGTTCGCGGCGAGCTTGACGGGACAAAGGCCGCGGCCAACAAGGTCCTCGCGCAGGCAGGCTTCGACGGCATTACCTACGCCGGCGGCAAGCGCATTCCGATGGCCGATGAGGCCGGCGTGCCGATCGAGCACCAGGCCACGGTCATCTTTCCCGAGTCGCTGGACAAGGTCACCAACGCCGTCAGTGGTACGCCCGGTGGCCAGGTCGCGGCCCCGTTCGCAGCCGGTCTCGGTGGTGCCGCAGCGCTGGGGCTCGGTGCGAAGGCGCTGCTGGACAACCGCGACAACTTCCAGGCGCCGTTCACCCTCGACGACGTCAAGGACCGGCTGGACGACCTGGGCTCGAAGCTCGAGGACTTCCGCCAGCAGCAGGCGGCCACCAGCCCGATCCAGCCCGGCGGCTGGACGGCACCGGTGGCGCGCGGGCTCGAGGCCGCCAACGACGTGCTGCAGCAGCGCAGCCGCGACCTCGACCCGGCGCAGATCACCCAGGACTACCTGGACGCCATCCGCAGCGGCGACGTCGGCGGCATCCTGAACGCCGCCGCGCGCGGCGCGGACGTGGCCAGCGGTCCAGCCGGCACCTCGCTGGCCGACGTGAGCTCCCCACTGTCCGCCGGTCTGACCGCCGCGGGCGTCGACCCAAACGTCTCGCGCGTGCTCGGCCAGGCCGGCAACCTCATCGGTCCCGCGGCGCTCGAGGGTGTGATTGGACGTGGGCTGCCAGCGGTGGCCGGTGGCCTGGCCACTGGCGAGAGCGGCGCACTCAAGCTCGGCGCAACGAGCGCCATGGACCGTGCCACCGCCGCGGCGGGCAACCTGCGCCAGGCCGTGACGGGCCCGGTGGCGCAGCAGCTCGAGCAGGACCTCAAGGGGCGTGTCACCGCCCAGGAGCTCGCTGATGCGCGCCAGACACTGCAAGGCGTCGAAGGCGGCTCGAGCGCGCTGAACCCCTATCCGGGCGCGCAGACGCCCCAAGGACTGGCACTGCTGCGTCGTCAGCTCCTGAGCCTGGCGAAGCAGGGCGCGCTGCAGAAGGACTGGTACGACGTCAGCTCGCGCCAGATCATGGACGCCGCCCAGGGCAACAAGCAGGACGCCGAGAAGATCGCGCAGCTGGCTGGCATCTATTCCAACAACACGCCCGTCGACAAGAACCTGGACGATGCGCTCACCGCCTGGCATCAGTGGAAGGCCGGCGAGCCGATCAATGCGCCGAACATGGGCGGCCCCAACCAGCGCGCGCGCGACCTGCTCGAGCGGGGCGTGCCCTGGGAAGGCCGCAAGACCAACAACTTCTACCGCAACCTGATGATGCACATCGACCCCGACGTGTTCACCGCGCTGGGCAAGGAGTCGGTCGACGGCGTCAAGCAGACCGGTGTGACCATCGACGTGTGGATGCAGCGCGCGCTCAACTCGCTGCGCAAGAGCCCGAGCACCCAGGCGCAGTACGACTGGGCCGCAGACGAGATCCGTCGTGTGGCCGACCAACTGGGCTGGCGACCCGACCAGGCCCAGGCGGCGATCTGGTCAGCCGCGAAAGCCGGCTGGGAAGACGAGAAGTACGGCACCGACCTCAGCCGCGCCGGCTGGAGCTACGCCGACGCGCTGCGCAAGCGGCTGACCAACCCCGTCGGCAACCTGGACGAACAATTGGAGGCGGCGCTCAAAGATCCCGCGACCGGCACGGACGAGCTGGCGCGGGCGTTCGGGCTGCTCGGTGGCAACGGCGAGGTGAGCATCCCGCAGGCGCAGCAGTCGCGGACGATCGACGGCAAGACGATCAAGTTTCCCGAGAACGTCGGCAAGGTGCAGCCCCAGGCCAGGACACTGATCAACGCGTACACCGCCGCGCGCGCGCTGCTGACGAAGGCGCCCCAACTCGGCTGGGCACGCCTGTTCCCGATGGGCAAGGTCGCCGACGCCAACGCGATGAAGGCCACCAGCCCCGACGGGCGCTGGTCGCCGGAGGCGGTGGCCGAGATGCAGGGCCACCTGAACGACCTGCTCGGTGCCGACAGTGGCGTGCACGTCATCCCCAGCCAGGACGGCGCGTGGGTGCTCAACCGCGGCACCACGCCCAACACGGCCTTTCACAACGCCGTGGTGACGGCGTCCAACAAGCTACAATCTATCGACGATGTCACCCTGTCGCGCCAGGCGCACGACGGGGAAATCCTGAGCAACGATTGGAACTCGAACCCCAATGGCGAAGACTACCTTGCTGCCATTCGGCAGTCCGGAAGCGAACGCGCATCTGAGTTCCAGCGAGCCGCTGAACGTCTACAGCCCGCCGTCGACGACGTCCTCGGACGTACCGCCGGAGGCGCTGGCGCCGCAGAAGAAGCCAACGCGCCTGGCTCGCGACTCGGCGACTTCCTCGCCAACGAAGACGGCTCGCTCAACCTCGACCGGCTAGGCCGCGTCCTTCAGGCCGCGCGCGTCGGCTCGCTGGCCGGTGGCCTGCCCACCCTGGCGCATATCGCGCTGAACACGCCGGTGCAGATCGGCACCAAGCTGGCCTCCGACCTGGCCGCCAACGTGCGCTATCCCGAGGCCACCGCGGCCGAGCTGTACGGCGCGATGCAGGGCTTGCGCGCCTGGGGCCTGAACGCCGCCAGCACCCTGAACCAGCCCGGTCCGCTGGCCAGGAGCATGGGTGCCACCAGCACCCTCAGCGCGCCGGGCGCGCTCGAGACGGGGCTGACCGGCGCGGTCAAGTTGCACCCGGTGCTGCAGGACATCCCGCGCCAGATGGCCAACTACATGGAGCTCTACCGCACCGCGGCGCAGCAGGCCACCGACGCCGGGCTGGCGCGCGGTGGCGCCGCCTGGCGGGCCGAGGTGGCGCGCCTGGTGGCCAGCCCCACGGCGGCGATGCAGTCCGCGGCCAACTTCGCGGCCGGCACCGCGGGGCTCTCGGGGCGCATGGGCACCACCGGTACGGCGATCAGCCAGCTGATTCACGACGCGCCGCTGGCCCGCTTCGCGCTGCCGATCTTCGACATCGGCTACAAGATCGCCTCCAAGGGCGTGGAGATGACGCCGACGCTGGGACCGCTCGGCACCGCCTGGGACGTGGCCAGGGGCCTCACCGGCACGGGCCCGTACGCGGGCGGCAACTGGGCCGGCCGCGGCGCGAACGAGGCCGTCACGCCCCTGGCAGAGCGCGTGCGCAACCACCTGATCGGCCTGGCGCTGATGTACGAGGGCTACCAGCAGGCGGCGCAGGGCAACGTCACTGGCGAGGGGCCCGAGGACCCCGCCGAGCAGGCCGCGCTGCGACAGACCGGCTGGCAGCCGAGTTCGGTCAGACTCGGTGGCCGCTACTTCGACGCACACCTGCTCGGGCAGCTGGGCTGGCCGCTGATCGCCGGCGCGAACCTGTACGAGGCGCGCAATGGCCCCGGTGGCCAGGGGCTGCCGCTCAAGAAGACGCCGACAGGCGAGGAGCAGCCGGGCGTGCTCGACGAGCTCGGCGACTATGTCGCGCGCCAGGGGCGCTACTTCAACGACGAGACGTTCCTGCGCGGCGTGGGCGACATCCTGAACCTGATGGGCGCCGGCTTCCAGCAGGGCCAGGTGCCGCAGCAGGAGGCCGCCAGCGTGCTGCAGTCGATCGTGCCCCAGGGCGCGCTGCTGGCCAACTACGCCGCGAGCCAGGACCCGTTCCAGCGCAACCCGCGCGCGGGCGCGAACCCGCTCGAGGACATCCAGAACGCGCTGCTGGCGCGCCTGCCCGGTCAGCGCGAGCAGTTGCAGCCGCGCCTGAGCGCCACCGGTCGGCAGTTGTCGAACCCGCAGCAGGGGCTGGGCATCCTGATGCCGCGCTCGAGCGTGGTCCAGGGCGACCCGATCCTGGACGAGCTCGCCAAGGTCGGCGTCAAGCCGACGAACGTGCCGGGCACGCTGTCGTTCGGCTCGGCCAACGAGGTCAAGCTGACGCCCCAGGAGCAGTTCCGCTGGCAGCAGTACCGCGGCCAGGCGCTCACGGACGCGGCGACCAAGCTGATGAGCTCAAGTGCGTACAGGAAGCTGGACGACGGCACCGACAAGGGCAAGATCGCGCAGCGCAACGCCGTGGCCGCGGTGGTGAGCTCGAGCGCCCAGGTCGCCGACGGCAAGCTGCGTCAGGAGCTCGCCAAAGACACCTCGGCGCTGCGCTCGCGCTTCATCGCCACCGGCCCGCTGGCGCCGGCGTATGGTTACGGCACCGGTGGCTACACACCGCTGAGCCAGCCCCTGTCCGAGCAAACGGGGCAGTAAGGAGACGCGATGCCGCTCAAGGTTGGCCCCGACCCGAACAATCCTGGCGGGTGGATCTGGATCGACGCGGCCACTGGCCAGCCCGCGAGCCAGCCCGGTGGCCCCGGTACGCCGTTCATCGCCCAGAGCGACCCGGTGGCCAGCGGTGGCCCGACCAGCGCGCCACAGGGGCCGTACGACACGCCCGCCGGCCCGCCCGCACCGGGCGTCGGCAGCACCCCGCGAACGCCAGGACAGACCGGCCAGAGCATCCAGCAGGTGGTGTCCAGTCTGGGCCCAGGCTGGACACTGAAGGACCCCACCGGGCAGCCGATCGAAGAGACGGTCGTTGCCAGCCTGCCCAATCCGACGCCAGGTCTGCCAGCGTCGACGGTCAACCGCGGGACGGGCAACTACTACGTCGTCGTCAAGGACCCCCAGGGCGTCGAGCGCGCGCTGTTCCTGAAGGCTGACGCGTCCAAGGACGGCAAGGTCGCACGGCAGACGGGCATCAACGACCAGGGTGACGACGCCAAGAACATCTACACCGGCGACCTGCGCGACCTCAGCTGGACGCAGTCCAAGCCGGTGGCCGACGTGCCGCAACAGCCCAAGACGCCGACGGCGACGGCCAAGCTCGACCGCCTCGACTCGCAGGGTCACGTCATCGCGCCGGACGACACCACCACCAAGGCGGTGCAGCTGCGCGATCCAGCCACCGGCACCACGATCGAGATCCCCAAGGACCCTAACGGCACGCTGACGACGATCAACAACCAGCCGATGATCGTCAAGCCCGACGGTACGGCCACCGCGGTGACGGGTCCCGACGGCAAGCCGATCACACTGACCAAGGACCACACCCAGATCAACGTGCCGGGCGTGGGCGTGTTCGACTACGACCCCTCCAAGACGGGCCCGGACGCGTACACCAGGATCCCCGGTACCGCCGCGCCGCAGACCACCGCGCCGAGCGACGTCATCTGGACCGACATCCCGGGCACCGACCAGCAGCAGGGCAGCCGCATCGTCGACGGCAAGAAACAGGACATCGAGGGCCTGACGCGCAAGGCGTCCGAGGGGCACGCCACCAAGGTCTACGACGACCCCAACTCGCCGATCCTGGTGTGGTACGACGACCAGGGCAAGGAGATCGCGCGCGCCGACAAGCCCGGCTGGACGGCGCCCAAGAACGCCAATGCGGGTACCGCGGTCACGCCCAGCACCGAGGCGCCGTTCGTCGTCACCATCGGTAACGACGGCAAGCCGGTCTTCACCCCGAACGAGAACAAGCTGTCGATCAGCGAGGCGCAGAAGCAGCTGATCCAGCAGCTGGGCGGCAAGGTCGCCGACGGCACGATGTCGGAGAAGGCCGCTCAGGACCTGATCACCGACCTGACCAACTCGATGACCGCGCGCGCGCAGATGCTGACGGCGCAGACCAACCAGCAGAAGCTGGGTGCCGACGCGGCGTCGACCTCGCTGAACGCGCTGCAGCAGGGCGCGCAGACGGGCGCCGGGCTGCTGCAGAACCGCGTGACCGCGGCGATGGGCGGCCTCAACAACATCATCTCGGCCGCGGCCAACTCGAAGATGACCAGCGTGCCCGCGGGCATGGCCCAGGACCTGGTCGGTGGCCTGCAGGAGTGGGTGACCGGCCTGGGCGGTGGCCAGCCGGTGTACGACTCGGCCGCGGCGATGATCAATCAGGCCGCGCCAGGCACGTTCGGCGGCAACCCGACGCTGGCGCAGCAGGCGTACGCCGCGCTGCGCGGCTACATGGACCTGTACAAGGCCAGGACTGGCGACGACTGGCAGCCCGACAACAAGGCGTTCACCGCGCCCACCACGGCAGGCGGTGGCACCCAGCCGCAGGACGGCCAGCCGATGACCAACGTCACCCAGCAGCAGGCGCTCGCCAACCAGCAGGCCGCGGCCGCAGCGGCTGCGGGCGCTACCGGTCCCAGCACTGCCTCGCTGAACGCCCGAGGGTTGATGGACAACCCGCAGGGCCGCGCGATGGCCGCGGGGCAGACACCGGTGGCCACCGGCGTGACCGGGCCGATCGCGCCTGGTCTGTACAACCCGGCCTACCAGCAGGGCATCCGCAGTGCCGTCGGCCAACCGGCCACCGGTCCGGTGGTCGGGCCCGTCCAACCACTCCCTATCCCGACGTCGCCGTGGTATCCCGGCGCGCAGCCGTTCGCGGCACCTGTGACGGTGTGATATGCCAGATTCCAGTGCTCAGCTGAGCTCCGGCCTCCAGAAGCTGTTCGGCGCGATCGCCTCGGGCAATACGCAGTCGATCCAGGAGGCGATCCGCGAGTTCAACCTCGGCTACGCCAACGACGTGGCGCAGCTGTACGGCCAGAACTGGGGGCCTGGCCAGCCGGCACCGATCGGCGCGGCCACGCTCGCCGCGGGCTCGCAGTTCGGCTCGATCGGCTACATCCCGGGCTACACCGGCAGCGACGCGGGCCAGATCATGTCCCAGGTCGCGCAGAACAACTCGATCGCCCAGAACGCCGCGGGGCTGACGGGCTGGTACGCCGCGCCGGTTCAGAGCTCGTGGACGCCGGGCACGTTCGTGCGCCTGGACCCGTCCACGTACGACACCCAGCAGTACGGCGACGTGCAGATCAGCTACGTGCTGCCCAGCGGCCAGCTGCAACGCGTGAACATCCCCCAGGCCAAGGCCATGGGCTGGAACGGCGACCTGTCGACGATGAACACGATCCCTGCGACACAGGCGATCATGCTCGAGAAGGCGCCGCCGCAGAACGCCCCGCAGCAGACCATCCAGGGCCTGACGGCGTACTCCAACCTGAACACCGCGGCGCAGAACAACGCGCTGGCGGTGGCGGGCGCGACGGGCATGTTCACCGCGCCCGGCCAGGTGGTGCCACCGGGTACCAACATGCAGGGCGGCAAGTTCCAGGACCTGCCCCAGGACACGCAGATGGCCTACTTCATGTCCAACGGCTCGGACTGGAACGCGGCCATGAACAAGTGGGTGGCCGATTCCAACGCCGCGATCCAGCAGGCGTACACCGCCGCCGGTGGCCAGGGGCAGGCACCAGGCATCGGGACGCCGGGTACGCCCCAGGAGACGCTCGCGGCGCAGAATCAGTACTTCACTCAGGCCGCCGACCTGGCCAATCAGTTCGGGCAGTACTACACGCCGCTGACGCCCGGACAGACGGCGCAGGCCGGCGTGAACGCGCCGGCGCCGGGCACCTGGACGCAGGCGGCGCAGCAGCAGGCGTATGCCCAGCAGATGGGCGCGATCCAGACCGCGGCGAGCCTGCAGGCCAACCCTTTCCGCCAGCAGCAGGTCATCGGCCAGCTGGGGCCGCTGCTGACCGGTGCCACCGGTGTGCCCGGCTTCTCGGCGCCCAACACGGTGGCCGGTGTCGGCACCCAGGGCGGCAACACCCAGGGCGGCATGGGCTACATGCAGCAGATGATCGACGACATCCGCGCGGGCACCAACGGCGCCAATCAGACCAGCATGCAGAGTGTGCTGAACGCGATCCCGACGCCGAACAAGGTCAACTCGGTGGAGTTCATGCGCGCCGCGCCGAGTACCCAGCAGATGGTGCTGCAGGGCATGCAGGAGAAGTACGGCCTCGATCCCCAGGACTCGATGACCCAGATCAAGAACACCCTGCCGGCATTCACTGCGCCGACCACGTTCGGGAAGATCGCCGGATGAGCCCCGCGAAGAGCAAGGCGCAGTTCCGCTTCATGAAAGGCGTTGAGTCCGGCTCGATCAAGGCGCCAGGCCTGAGCAAGGCCAAAGCGGCCGAGTTCACCAGTGGGCAGTCACCGAAAGGACTACCCAAGAAGGTCAAGTCGAAGAAGTGAGCATCGACATCACGCGATCCATTCACCCGGATCTGCTCGACGAATACACCGAGCAGATGAACCTCGCCGCGGGCGCCACCGCCGAGCGCACCTCACCTCGACGGCGGCGCGGGCGTGGCGCGCTGGCTCAACCTGACGTCTCCCCTCCCGGAGACTCCCAGTCGGAAGAGCCGCTCAGCGCACCACCTGATGGCGCCGAGGTGCGCGAAGACACCTCGACGCCGACCGCGCCCGAATGGCTGGTCGCCGTTGACGCAGCCACCGATCCCAAGGAGAAGCTGGCACTGCTGACGCGCAACCTGCCGCGCGAGGAGCTGACGCGCGACGAGGTGCTCGCCGGTCTGCTGGGCGACCTGAGCAATCAGCGTGCCCGCCGCATCCTCGAGGACCAGCAGCGCCAGGCCGACGAGCAGGCGCGGCTGCGCGCCTACGATCAGGGCGACCTGTATACCCTGGGCCAGCTGACCGCCGCCCAGCTGCAGCAGCAGCGTGAGGCCGCCGAGGCCCAGGCGCGCCAGCAGTCCGACCCGTACATCCACGCCGTGCGCGCGTTCCAGGCCAGCTTGCCGGAAGACGTGCAGCGCGAGGTGCAGGGAAAGCAATACGATTCGTTTGGCGCGTATCTGACCGCCGTCCAGGACGCCGCGATTCGCCACGGCGTGAGCGAGGAAGTCAGAAAGCGCGCGGGGGCGCTGTCCAAAGCAGAGCTCTCACAAACCGTCGGGAGTGAGATGTCACCCGAGCTGGACGGAGGACCTGCCCAGAGCACCCGCGAGATCACGGATGCCCAGGTTTCCGCCATGTCGCTCGAGGAGTACGACCGCTTCTTCGACGAAAAGGGCCGGCCAAGACCCGGCGTTCGCGTGCGCCTGGAGCGCGGCATCGACGTGCGCAGGCGGTGATCTCCCCCCGCAATGGGGGCCGCTGAAAGGAATACGGGGTGCCAGTAGGAGCAACCGAGTTCGTCGACAAGACGATTGCCGATGGCGTGTTCTCGCCGGACATCTGGTCCAAGCAGGTGCTGCGCGCCACCGAGGCGAACCTGGTGTTCGCCAAAGAGGTGAACCGCGAGTTCGAGGACGACGCCAGCGTGGGCAAGAGCGTCAAGGTCGCCTCGATCGGCAACGTCGCAGCGCGCGCCAAAGCCGAGAACACGGCGATTACCTACGAGACGGTGGCTGAGACGGCGACGACGATCACCCTCAACATCTGGGACTACGCCGCGGTCGGCATCGAGGACATCGTCAAGGTGCAGTCGATCGTCGACGTCCAGAACGAGTACCAGATGAAGATGGGCTACGCCATCGCCAAGGACATCGACTCCAAGCTGGCGGCCGACGTGGCCGGCTTCACCCAGACCGTCGGCACCCTGGGTACCGCGCTGGCGGACATCGACGTGGTGCGCGGCAACCAGTACCTGGACGACGCCGACGCGCCCGAAAACGACCGCTTCCTGATCATGTCGCCGGCCGAGAAGGCCAACAAGATCACCCTCGACCGCTGGTCGAACGCGCTGTACATCGGCAACCCCAAGCCCGCGGTCAGCGGCTCGATCGGCGACATGTACGGCCTCAACATCAGCGTGACCACCAACCTGGTCAAGCCCGCCGGTGGCCAGGCCAATAACTTCATCTTCCAGCGTGAGGCGATTGCGCTGATCGTGCAGCGCAGTCCCAAGATGCACCTCTTCTACGACATCGACTTTTTCACCTGGAAGCTGGCGTCGGAGGTCATCTTCGGGCATCAGATGATGCGTCCATCGTTTGGCGTATGGGCCAAAGGGATAGGGTAATTCTTGGGAATCAGTAACCGCGAAACCTGAGCCTGACGCGAGCCCTAGAAGCCTCTGTTCGCGCATGATGGCCACGAAGAAACCGAGCAAACAACAGATTGTCGGGATGCGGAATGCCGCGCCCGCCGTGAGGCAGGACCGCCTGCCCGCAGCCGCACAGACAGTTGGGCGCTTCGCCACGATCTGTCTCGCGCACCAGTGGGCGAAGGGCTGTCGGTGCCCAGCCTTGCAGCACGGCCTCGTCGTAGACTCGAACTGCGGCCAGTTCTGCACGGCAGGCGAGGATGACAGCTTCGTCGCGAAACGAACCCTTCGCCAGTTCGCGTACACCACGAGCCCAAATGTCGAACTGATGCCGCTTCTTCGCGCGCAACGGGAACCGTTCGAAGAAGTCCACAAGCACAAGGCACTCCCCCAATCGCCAGACGGCGTAGCGCAGTGCGGGCTTTTGATTCGGTCGGCTTGCGCTCGCGGCGGAGGTCGCCCGAACCGTCCCGATGCCGAGTGTGTCGCGGATGAGGTCCAGCGTGGCCGCGTCATCAGCGCGAAGCGTGATCTCGTATCGCGCCGTAGCCCATGTTTTGCCATGTGGGTTTCCGTGAGTCGATGTGACGCGCGCCAGGACGAATGCGCCCTCGCCGTCTGTGAAGCCGGCCAGCCAGTGGCCGAATGAAGGATCAATAGACGTGAGCACATTTCAGTATTCGCCAAGAAATGCGCGACTCAGGTTGAGCCGCAGTTTCGTGTGGGCCAAGGGCATTGGCTGAGTCGCTCAGCTTGCTCGAGCGGCTCGAGCAGCGCGCCGCGCCGGCTGGACCGGCGGTGCCGCACCATGCGCTCAACTACAACTATCCGCTCGCGTGGTACCGCCGACCCGACGGCGACATCGTCCAGCTGCAGAGCGACCCCAACAACCGCGCCATGTACGAGGACCTGGGCTTCGTCATCCTGCGCCCCGACGAGGTGCGCGAGTGGGAGCAGGAGGTACGCCCCGAGGTCATCGCCCAGCAAAAACGTAAGGCGCAGCTGATCACCGGCATCCGCTCGTTGATCGCGCGCCACCCGCAGATCCAGCTGCTCGACGACGACAACTTCGCGCTGCGCGACCTGGACGTTGACGAGCTCGAGCAGGAGTTCAACCAGTTGTGCGAGCAGGCCGGCTACAAGCCGCGGCTGCCGCGCATCCCGCCCGAGAAGGCGGCACCGAAAGAGGCGCTGCTGGCCGGCGTCGAGACGTCGGCGAGCCACACCCAGGAGGAGCTCGCGGCCAAGCTGCAGCGCGGCGAGGGCTACGACCCGATCGACCAGGCAAGGAGACGACGATGAGCGAGTTTCTCGACGCGGCCCAGGCGAGCCCCTACCGCGCGCCGGTGGCCACCCCACCGGGTGACCTGTACTTCACCTTCAGCAAGCCGGACGGCGACACGTTCCTGGCCGCCGCGGCGCAGGCCGAGGGCTACCTGCGGCTGGGCTACACCGTGACCGGTGAGCAGACACTGAGCGATTCCGACGCCTTCCGCGATGCGGTCAGCCCGGGCTCGCTGCTGCCGCCCGCCTCCGGCGTCGAGGGCACTGAGGCCACCGCCACGCCCGGCGCCATGCCGCAAGGAGCACCCAAGGCGTGAGCTTCTCGACGGGTCCCGGCCACGCCGGTGGCCTGTGGACGCACACGCCGGTGGACTGGGCGGGCAACGAGGGCGCCACCAAACCGGCCAGTTGGCCGGCCGACGCGATCAACGGCACGCCCGGTGTGGGCGGTGGTCAGCGGCCGCAGGGTGGCGTCCAGCAGACGATCACCGGTCAGGCGGCCACCGCCGCGGGGCTGGTGACCTGGACCACGCCCCTGCCAGCCGACTCGCTGGTGTCCTACGGGCCGACGACCGGCTATGGCAACACGGCGTACAGCGCCGTGCAGACCACCGCGCACAGTGTGCAGCTGAGCGGCCTGGCGGCGACGACGACGTACCACTACCGCGTCAGTTCGGCGGGCGCTGGCTACACCGGTCAGAGCGCCGACGGGACGTTCACCACCACATGAGCAGCCACCGTCCTGGGTGCGTCTTCGGCCCAGGCTTCTACCGTGTCGTCCTCAGCGACGGTGGCCGCCGTTTCTGTCAGACCGAGCAGCAGGTCGAGGCGGTGCGCCGCCTGCTGCCACCGGGCAGCATGGTCCGCGTCCAGCGCGACGCCTGCCTCGACCCGCTCGAGCCTGACGAGAGCGCGCGCGGCGTCGTCGACGGCGAGGCCTTCCTGGCCATGCCGCGCGAGCGGGCCATGATCGAGCTCGGCATCGACAGTGAGGCCGACTACGAGCGCGCATACCGCGCTATCGAGGCCGCGGTGCTGGCCGCGGACCGGGCTGCCGCGGACGGGCGCGATCGCGCCAGCGTGGTCATCAAGAAGCGCCGCACGCCGGTGCAGGACCTGGTCTGATGCAGACCGACACGCGCACGCTGTTCACTGAGCACCGCACCGGTGGCACCTGGACGCACGCCGGACGCCTCACGGTGCGTTTCCAACTGCCGGACGGCTCCGTGCAGGTCGCGACACTGCCCGACGATCTCGTGGCGCTCAGAGGCCTCCAGGCGCGCGTCGAGGCGCTGGAAGCAGCGCAACCGCCAGCGACATGACCGAGACACCCACGCTCAACCCGCGCCAGAACACCCAGTCGCCACCATTACTGCCTGTAGGAGGTACCTCTGCGCCGCCCCTGATCCCGCCAGGGACGGTGCCACCGCCTGCGCCGCCGTTCGATCCGAACTACCCGCCGGCCTGGCAGGGTCCGCCCGGTCCACCAGGGCAGACCGGGCCGCCAGGTCCCGCGGGGCCCCAGGGGATGCCTGGTCCTCCAGGTGCCGACGGGGCGGTGGGCCCGCCGGGTGAGGCGGGCGATCCCGGTCCGGGCCTGGTGTGGCGCGGCGCCTGGGACTCGGCCAGCAGCTACGCGCCCAACGACGCGGTCTACTACCTCGGCTCGTCCTACGTCACCACGGTGGATATCCCCGCCGGCGGGCAATCGCCTGTTGTTGACCCGACCTGGGGCCTCATGGCGCGCCAGGGGCTGCCCGGCCCGACGGGCCCGGCCGGCGCCGACGGTGCCGACGGTGCCGACGGCGTGCCTGGACCGCCTGGTGCGCAGGGCCCGCCCGGCCAGCCGGGCCAGGGCGTCATCGCTGGTGGCACCACCGGCCAGCTGCTGACCAAGACCAGCGCCACCGACTACGCCACCGCCTGGCAGGACCCCGCCGTCACGCTGGCCGCGTTCAACGCGCTGATGGCGCGCGTGGCCACGCTCGAGAGCCAGATTGCGGCCATGCCCAACTCACTCGAAGATCTCACCTACGCTGGCTAGCCATGCCGACCCTGCAGCAGTACCGCTCCACCTTCAGCGTCGAGGCCGGCCCGTACATCGGGCCCGAGAGCTACGTGGTGCGCGCCACCAGCAACTCGAGTACCACCCAGCTGTTCTGCAGCGCCTACCCGATCAAGAGCGGCATCCCGCAGACCGACCAGCTGATCGACCGTCCGCTGTACCGCCCCAACGCGGTCGAGCCCGGCGACCAGCACCGCTACGTGCAGGCGTACGACCCGGCCCAGGGGCTGATCACACCCGACCTGGAGTGGACCAACTCGCCGCTGGCCGACCCGGGCGTGGGCACGCGCTACGTGGACCTGGAGGCGTTCACCTACGCGGGCCTGGAGCAGCTGACGTACGAGGAGATGGAGAACACCGGCCTGGCCGGCTTCGGCGAGCGGTTCGAGGTGCTGGGCCCGTTCGACGTGCCGACGACGCACCGCCTGATCAACGACGGCCTGAAGCAGTGCTGGCTGGTGGTCGAGGTGCAGTGCCTGCCGACGCCGATGAAGGCGCGCCACAACCTGTCGATCGTGTGTCCCTGGCTGCAGGACCCCAACGACATTCTGCAGGTGGGACTGATCAAGGAGTACCAGGACCGCGACCTGACCGACCCGTTCGAAAACATCGTGCGCGGCATGGTCGAGCGCGACGGTGGCGACTTCTACCTGAACACCGGCACGACCACCTTCGTCGACGGCGACGTGCTCTGGCTGCGCGTGCTCAAGCGCGCGTACGACCACTGCCGCGCCTCCGGTGGCATCTTCGGCGAGCAGAGTGGCCTGGCGCTCGAGACGGACGAGGCGCCGTGTGAGCGCGACTGGGTGGCCGCCTCAGCGCTGGTGGTCGCCTGGCGCCGTTTCGCCCATCTGCTCGAGGTCGCCGCCAACCAGCGCCTGATCCGCGACCAGGCCGCCGCCGCGGCGTGGTTCACCGACCGCACCCGCGAGCACTTCACCGCGCCGCTACCCGGCAGGACGCTGCGGCGTCGGCGCCACTTCGGGCCACCGCGCCAGCTGGCAGGACAATACCTGGGATGACCATGCAAGACACAGACGAGCGCCTGGGGCGCATCTGCTACGAGGCGTACTGCGAGCAGGCGGGCGGGCGCAGCCTGGTGAGCGGCGACGACCTGCCAGCCTGGGAGATGGTCCGCGACGAGATCAAGACGTGCTGGATCGCTGCGGCGCAGACGGTGGCCATGGACGTGAGGGCGAGGCCTGAGTGAGCGACCTGGTGATCTACGCGACGACTCCGCGCGGCGAGACGGTGGAGATCCGAGACGCGCCGCCTGAGATCCTGGTGGCCGACGAGTTCCTGGCCGAAATCGGGTGCCACCCGTCGTTCAGCTTCGGCGACGGCATCCTGACGGTGCACGCCGTGAGCGGCGACGTTACCTACGGCCCGCACCACCACGACCCGTATCGCAGGATCTGGCATGCCACCAGGAGCGGTGCGTGAGCCTGTACGCCAAGCGCGAGCCGTGGCCGTTCAATTTGAAGATCTCGGGCACCGGCTTCCTGCTCGGCAGTCCCGGTCCGGGCAAGCCGGCGATGCTTTCGGCCAAGGCTGAGGACATCAGCAAGGTCGATCCGCCCGACTTCAACTACGCCAACCTGCCACCGGTGGCCGATCGTGAAGAGCCGTACGAGAGCCTGACGATGGGCCTGGGCATGCGCCAGCAGCACAAGTGGACGGACTACCGCTACGCCGAGGCCATGGGCCTGGACCTGAGCGTGTGGCCGTGGTGCAAGGGCCCGGAGTGCCTGGTGGCCGGTGGCACCACCGGCAACGGCGAGGTGTCGGACTTCTTCGAGCTCAACGGCGTGCTGTTCGCGGCGGCGGGCTCGAAAATCATGCGCTACGACCCGCCCAGCAACAGCTGGTCCAGCACCGCCGACTTCGGCCACACCATCGTCGCCGCGGTGGTCTTCGCGTCCAACTTCGACGGCGTGGAGCGCGTGTGGGTCGGCTTCGGTGCCGGCTTCAACGCGGCCTGGAGCACCGACGGCGCGACGTTCACCAGCATGACCACCTTCGAGGCGCTGGCGTTCATCCGCATCGCGCGCGAGTGGTGGTGGGCCGACAACGTCAACACGCTGAGAAAATGCGACACCAGCGCCGACCCGACCAACGAGGCGAACTACACCGCGCTGATCTTCAAGGTGGGCGACATGACCTCGCCGATCACCAGCCTGCTGGCCACCGCGGGCGGGGTGCTGGTGATCTGCAAGACCGACGGCATGTACACGCTGGACCCGGCCGGCGACGACCACCCGCTGTTCCCGTTTCTCCAATACGCGCCCAACGCCCGCAACGGAAAGTGCCGCGGCGAGTTCCTGAACGACCTGTACGTCGGCTACGGCACCAACCTGTCGCGCGTGGGGCCCGACCTGGGCCTCGAGGAGATCGGACCCGAGACGCTGCCCGACCAGGACACCGTCGTGCATGGCCAGATCACCAGCTTCGTCGGCGTCGGCGCGCTGTTCGGCTACGCCGGTATCTGGAACCCGGACACCTCGACCAGCTACCTGCTCAAGTTCGGCGCGTTCATCATCCAGGGCACCTTCAGCACGTATCAGACGCTGGCCAACGTGCTGCCCGCGCCGCAGCGCATCGACGCCTGGAACGGCAGCCTGAACCGCGGCTGGGTCGGCAAGTACCCGACCAGGATGTGGACCACGGCGATCGGCGCGCCCGGTGGCCACACCTTCACCATGATCGGCTTTTCCGACGGCAGCTTCGAGCGGCTGGTGAACCCCTGCACCTTCAACCCGCTGGCGTGCTCGACGTACCGCTTCCTGGTCGGCGACGACTGGGTGCGCCTGCCCAACTGGACGGGCACCTACCCGGCCACGCGCAAGACGCTGCGCAGCTTCAGCGTGACCGGGCCCAAAGTGGACGCCACCGACTACGTCACGCTCGACTACAAAACCGACCCACACCAGGCAAGCTGGACCGACTTCGGCTATAGCTTCGAGCACGGCGTGTTCGATCGCCAGCCCTTCCCGGTGGGCACGGTGACGATCCTGGCCCAGTTCCGGGTGCACCTGCACAACACGGTCAACACGAGCTCGCCCGAGATCTCGAGCGTTTCGATCGGCCACGCGCTGCGCCCCTCGCGCATCATGACCTTTGAGGGCGACATCCTGTGCGCCGACGGGCTGGTGCGGCGCGACGGGGTACCGATCCGGATGGGCAGGACGATGATCCGCCAGCTGGTGGAGGCCGCGGTCGATAACCCCGGCGCGGTGGCGGTGGTGCTGCCCGACGAGATCAACACCGAGCTCAGCTTCGTCGACTACAGCGTGTCGCAGGCGTTCGACGAGGTTGGCCGCCAATGGCGCGGCAGCCTGCATATCAAAGCGGTGCAGTGGACGGCCGTCGAGCCGCCACCTAGCTAGGAGGTCCCATGGCACGCGGCACATCCGTCAACTACACCGGCGCACTGCAATTCACGTACGCCACCACCGGGCCCGACCTGTTCAAGATGACCGACGTCCAGCAGCTGGCTCAGGCGGTGGAGCTCCACACGCACGACGCCGTGGGCAAGGGCCTGGGCGTGGCCGGCACGGCGATCAAAACCGCCATCGACATGCCGGACTGGTTCCGCTCGACGGGGCACACCTCCGCATTTCCCGCCGCGGGCCAGGGGCTCGAGATGTACTACGACACTGGCACGTCCCAGGGCGTGCTCCAGAGCTACAACCGCGGCGGCGCGGTGTATTCGCAACTCGCCGTTTCAGGCTCGAACATCAACATCAGCGCCGCCGCGAATAGCGGGGCGACGAGCCTTACCGCCTACATGAACCTGTCGTACGCGGGGGCTCCAGCGGCGCCGGCCATTACGACCTACGCCACGATCTGGCCAAGTGCCAATCCTGGTCTCAAGTTCGCCGCGGGCGGCACGATCAGTGATTACCCGGGCGGCTACGTCAACATCAACGCACTGACCGTCACGCCGGGCACTACGGCAACGAACACGCTCACCGTCAATGGTCCGTTGACCGTTGCTGCTGCGAACACCGCGGTATTCAGCGGCGCGGTGACGTGCCAGAGCACGCTCTCAGTGACCGGCGGCAGCTTCCTGACTGGCAGTGTGTCGATGGGGGCCGCGGCGGCGATCGTGTGGCCGAGCGGCGGGCAGTTCAGCGACGGTGGCGGCGGATATGTCGCGGCGAACAAACTGACCGTCACCACCCTGGCCGTAGCCACGCTGGCCGTCAATACCAACGTCACCACGCCGCTCATCATGAGTGGCTACGGCATCTTGTGCCAGGGCACCGCGCCGGTCGGCACCGGCGTCGGGTTCGGCGGTCAGGTGGGCCAGGGCAACGGCGCCGTTGCGACGCTGCCTCCGTCCAAGGGTTCGGGTTTCGGGCCAACGGGCGCCGGCGGCATCGGATGGGTGCAGTTCAACATCAACGGTTCGACGTGCTACTTCCCGTACTGGACCTAAGGAGGCCCCGATGGCAGCAGGACTACCCGTAGACAAGTTCCAGATCGACAACCAGGTGGGCACCCTGGCGCGTACGCTCGAGGCCTTCGCCAATCAGGCGTTGCAGCTCAAGCAGTACATGGACGCTACGCCCGACGCCGATCTCGAGGAGTTTGGCTACACCGCGGATGATGTGGCGCTGATCAAAAGCGGCGTGGGCGACATGGCTACCGTTGCCGGTGTCTACAAGGGCACCACCGACCACACGCCAGCCAGCGACCTGGGCGTGTTCTCGCGACGCCTCATGGGTCTGTACCTGGGCGGCTGATGCCACGCATCGAGTCGCAGACGCAGCTCCGCGTGCTCGAGCTGCGCTTCGCCGCGGTGCAGGGCGCGCTCCAGCTCGCGCAGCTCGTCCAAAACGACGCGCAGGACCTGGTCAAGAGCTACCTCGAGGCGGTCGCCTTCGCCGCGGGCATCGACCTGGGCCAGGGCGATCGCGTCACCGTCAACTGGCAAAACGGCGAGGTCGAGGTCGAGGCGCCAGCGGTGCCGCAGTTCGGCGAGCTCGTTGCCAATGGGGTGGCGCATGACTGACGAGGACACCACCGCACAGATCACCCAACTGCAGCAGCAACAGGCACTCACCGTCCAGGCGCTCGTCGCCGCGCTCGCCGGCAACTGGACCGGTGCCGGCTCGGTGGAGGCGTATCTGTACGCCATCGACCCTGGCCTCCAGGGCATGATCACCAGCGATCCGCCGGTGACGCAGAGCGAGCAGCCGTGACCACAGCGGTGGACATCACCCAGCTCCAAGCGCAGCAGGCGCTCACCGTCAAGACGCTGGTGTCCATGCTGCAGGGGCAGTGGGGCGGTGCCCCGCCGAGTGTCGAGGCGTTCTTGCTGGCGATCAACCCTACACTCGCGCCGCTGACGGTTGCCGACTACCTGCTGACCTCAGAGGTCGGCGAGCTCATCGGCCCCGACTGGTGGCGGAACTACGATCCCAACACCTACATGCCGCGCCAGGCCGCGTCCTGGACCTGCTCGGCCTGCAGCCTGGCCTGGGTTGAACGGGCCACCCAGGTCAACCCAGGCGCCACAGAGCAGAGCGCGGTCAACGAAATTGGCACGCCCAACAACATCAACAGCACCTACGGGTTGATGGACGGCTCGGGCGCGCAGCTCCAGCGCGTGCTACGCGATTACGGCATTCCCTCGAAGCAGGGCTGGCTCAACTTCGACCAGGCGTACGCGATCTACCAGACCACGGCCGGCATGTGCTCGGGCGGCGCCTGGTACCACTGGGTCGGCGTCCGCGGCGTGGATGGTCCGAACCTGGCCGTGGCCAACAGCGCCGAAGGCTACTGCGGGGTGTACTCCACGCTCACCCGCGAGCAGTTCAACTCCCTTGGCCCGTTCTCGTGCGTCTGGCTCGACAACACGTGATGTGTGGATTACCCGACCAGCACGCTGCTGCTCTACCTGGCCGATTGGCTAGGCAATCACGGGCTGCCCACCATCGCAGGGTTCATCGGCGGCATAGCAGGGGCTGAGGTTCGTGCTCGATGGATCAGCCGCCGCAACTCGACCCGGACCACGCGGTCATCCTCGAATGGCGAGGACTCAAGGTCACCCTGACTCTGGCGCGGCTGGTTGCAGGGTTCTGGCTGACCCTATTTATCGGCGGCGGGTGTTTCGCCATCCTGCTGGGCAGTGACAAGCCGGTTGAAGAGCAGGCGGCGATCGCCATCCTGTCGTCGGTGACCACGGCATGGATCACCGCGCTGACGCGCCGATGAGCGACCAGCACCTGGAGCTGGCGAAGCTGGTCGTCACCGCGGTCATGGCGATCGTGCTGATCGTCGCGATGACGTGGATCGTGGTCAGCCCGAACACGGATGAGGCGGCGATCAAGGGCGCGCTGGTCATCGTCGGCAGCGCCGTAGGTTTTATCTTCGGGAGGGAAACACGCTGATGCAGAATCGTCCGGGCCTACCCGCCTACCCGATCGCGCGCTCGTGGCTTGGTGCAATCATCAGCCTGATCGTGCTCGTCCTGGACGTCGTGTTCCTCGCGACCGGCCAAATGGAGCTCAAGACCGGCCTGCTCATCGGCGGCCTGGCGCTCGCACTGCTGCTCTAACCACCATTAGGCCACTTGTCGTCCAAAAACAGGACGTCACAAATGACCGGACACCTTGCCGGAGCCGACGCCCCCAACATAGCCTCCCGGCTTGCGTGTGACCCACAACATCTTGTGGGTGAGCGGTAACGCAAAACCCCCGCAGCGACAGTGCTAACCGAACGCTCACGGGGGCTGACGGACCGGATTTGAACGGGTCGTCCGTCAGCCTAGCACTGGCGCCTTCATCGCCTCAAGAGGTGGCAGGACAGTGCCCGCGATGGAACGCCCGTTTCAAAATGCGCACGGCTCCTGGTCGCGCGTGTCGGAAGCGACGACCTGGTGCTCGATGGCGCGCTCCTCGCGCAGGGTGACGAGCTCCTCGAGCAGTGACGCGAGCAACGGCTCGAGCTGAATCCACTGGGACGAGTCGCTGAGCATCTGCTGCCGCCCGACGAGGATGCCCGCGGCGAAGGCGCGGGCTGGATCCTCAGCTTCGCGTGGGTGGAAATGGCGCCACTTGAACCAGGCGCCGCTGTCTTCGGACACGGGGGCTCTCAGCGTCTCAGTGTGTCTCAGGCTGATTGACCCAGGTCAGCCACTTGTCGGCAAGCACCAGGACGTGCTCCGAGCGCACCTCTTCGCGGCACTGGCTCATCAGCCCCAGGAAGTTGGCGGCCGCCTTCAAAACTGCCAGCCTGGTGATAGTCTCGTTGCGCTCGGCGCGACTCAAAACTGTGGGAGTTTCGCGACTCAGAACTGTCGGAACCGCTGAGTCGAGGACTTCGAGCGAGCACAGATAGCCGCGGGCGTCGACCTCGGCGCGAACGCGGGCTCCGGAGGCGGGCAGCTCGAGCGGGCGGTACTTGCTCAGGTTCAGCCAGTCGCCGTTGATCTTGACGCCAGTCTTGTTCTGCGCCTCGATCGTCCCCTCGACCGTGACGTGCGCGGCGTTGACGATCGTCATCAGTCCTCGCGCTCGATCTGGCTGGCAGCAATCACGCCGCGCTGGGGCCGGCCGAGGATACGGCTCAGGTTTGATCCAGCCTTCGGGGCGTCGTCGAAGCGCGAGAAGATGTCGTCGTACTTCGCCGCGGCCGCGGCCTGGCGCTGCTCGGCGACCAGGTCGCAGTGGAGCTGGACCGCGATTTGGTGCTTGCAGGTGCGGCGCTGACCGTCGTAGCAGGTGCAGCTGGTGCGGGTGACGAAGTAGACCTCGTCGCTGTTGCGGCTCGAGCGGATGCCGTAGGCCTTGCGGCCGTCGCGGGTGCGGCACTTGAGCCACTGGCCGGCATCGGTGGCGATCGCGACCGCCTTGGCGCCGCGCGGGTCTGTTTCTGAGATCATAACCATGGCTGTAGTATAGTCAGAACATGGCTAACGACACAAGCATTTATCATCGGGGAACCATGGTTCAGCTAGAACCTATCTATACTCGCTCTATGCCCTTTGACCGGGCGCGTCTTCAGCAACTGCGTGAGCAGAGCGTCCTAACCCAGGCCGAGCTCGCCTCTCTGGCTGGCATCTCCGAGTTGAGCGTTCACAAGATCGAAACAGGCCAGCAGGAACCTCGGCCAGCAACCATTCGCAAGCTCGCAAGAGCTCTGAAAATCAAGCCTGCGGACTTGATCATGGTGGATGCGTGACTACCGCCGCGAGCCGGCGCACCCGCCGCGCCACACCTCGCGAACTCATCGCGATGGGTGTTCTCACACGTGTCGCGTTCTACGTTCGCGTCTCCAGCGAAGAGCAGACCGAGCGTGCGACGGCCCGCAACCAGATCGACTTTCTCCAAAAGAAGTACCAGGCGAACTTCGACCCGGATTCGCTCGAGCCCATGCAGTTCGTCGGTCAGTTCGTCGATGACGGCTACAGCGGCGCTCTCGCGATCGAGGACCGCCCTGAGGGAAAACGCCTGCTCGACCTGGTCCGCGCCCGCGGTGTCGACGTCGTCATCTCCTATCGGCTGGATCGCCTCGGCCGCCGTCTCGGCGTGCTCCTCGACATCCACGAGGAGTTCGAGCGGTACAACGTCGCGATCCTGAGCGCGACCGAGCCCTTCGACACTCGCACGCCCATCGGCCAGTTCGTCTTCCAACTGCTCGGCTCCATCGCCGAGCTCGAGCGCGAGACAATCATCGAGCGCTTCACGCTCGGCCGCGACCGCAGCGCCCGCGAGGGCAAGTTCATCAATGGCCCGGTGCCGATCGGCTACGACCTCGGCGACGACAACCGTCTGGTGCCGTCGGAGCGGCGCGTGGAGGAGCTCGGCTGTACCGAAGCCGACATGGTGCGCCAGATCTTCAAGCGCGCCGCGGCCGGTGAAAGTGCCGCGGCGCTGACCGTCTGGCTGAGGGCGAACGGTGTGCCGTCGACGCAGCGTTACATCCGTCGCGACGGTGCCGAGCGCGAGCGGACCGTCGAACAATGGAACGCTGCACGCATGCAGAAGCTGATTCACTCACCCACCTACTACGGCGAGCGTGAGCTGAATTACTCTGGCGCGGTCCTGCGCCAGGAGGTGCCTGCGTTGGTCAGCCGTGAGCTGTGGGATAAGGCGAACGCAATGGTCAGCGGTCGCATCAGCAAGTTCAACGCCGGCCAGAACGACGGATACGTCTACCTCCTGTCGGGCAAGCTGCTGTGCGCGGAGTGTGGGCACCGGATGCTGGGCAACTATCGTGTCGCCAATCAGCGCTGGGATCCGAAGGCGCGCCTCTATTACGTGTGCGCCTCGGCCAAAGCGCCGCGCGGTCGCCGCGGCCTCGACCCCTGCCAGGCCAGGCGCAACCACGACGGCTATGCGCTTGAGGCCTTCGTTCTGGACGCCATCGACGACTTCGTCGCTCACCCGGACTCGGCTCTCGAGGTCCTGCGCGAGCAAGCCCGCGAGCGTCACGGGACGAGTGTCGCCAATGACGACCGCACCAAAGCCCTCCGCGCCCGCCTTGCCGACTACGAACAGGCCAGGGCGAAGTTGCTGACCTACGTCCGCCGCAACCAGATCTCCGAAGAGGAGTTTTTCCGCGAGACCAAAGCGGCGGGCGAAGAAGCCGGCGCGGTGCGCCACGAACTGGAGATGCTCGAGGCCGAAGATGCGCTCGCGGGCGTCATCGAGACGCGCCTGGTGGAGTCGGTTGGCCGGCTGCATGACCTCCGTGAGCGCTGGCCTGCGGCGCGCGAGGCCGAGGATCGCGTCGCGCTGCGCGCCATGGTCCAGGACACGCTGCGCGAGATGTACCTGTCAGCAGACGGCGCGGTGCGCATGGTGTTTGTGTTCTCGGCGCCCGTGTCACGCGAAAACAACCAACAGCACTATCGGCATATTTGGCGTGACGAGTCAGGGCTGGGGGCCGCGGTCACCGTTCCGACGGTCAGCCTCGAGCTCCACCGGTCCCTGCCGGTCGCGCGACCGGCTTAGCCGCAGGAAGTTTTCGATCGCTCGGGCGGCCGCGGCGTCATCACCCAGATAGGTGATGCTTTCGACGCGCAGACGATAGCCGTCGTCACGGCGGCGCTTCGGTCTCGGCTGGCGAGCTGGATCCGCCACAGCATCAGTGTGCGGCCTAGGGCGTGCGCTGGATGCACGCTAATTGACGATTTGATTTAGGTACCGAGTCGATCAACCAGGAGCGTGAAACCGTCGAGCCAGGCCGTTACGGTCCGCTCAACACAGTCGTCATGCTCCGGTCGGTTGAGGCTGTGAATGCGTCGTTCGAAGCGACGTGTCCACTCGTGTTTCTTCGCGGTCCAATCGTCGTCAGTAGGCTCGACGTCCGCCGCGACGAAATGGCCGGCCAGCTGGAGAACAAACTCTCGCTCGACGCCGAAGGCCTGAGCGATGCAGTCGCAGTTGCGAGCCAACGGCACGACCTTGCCATTCTTCCAGCGGCTGACCATTGACTGGTCGACGCCGCATTCCTCAGCGAGGCGTCTGTTGGTCCACCCAGGCGCCGCCAGCTCGTCGCGCAGCCAGTCAGCAAGCGCGCTAGGCGCGCCTGGTCGTGCCATGCCGGTGGTGCATTGGTGTCATGCAGCGGTGCCATTTTATTCTCTGTGTGCACTAGAACAGGTGCTCTAAGTGCACACAGATCACGCTTGAGAAAAAATGTGTGCGTGTACGGCATTGTTCGGATTGTCTGAGCAGTTCTTGAGTGTGACACGTGTGCATCATCTGGCGGTAAAGATTGCGCTGCTACGCATCACAATTTGAATCTGGTCGCGTAAATATTGGAATAAACCGTGATTCAGCTTGGACGCCGGCAGCGCAAGATGGGTTCTCCACGGGGGACTGAATACATGGGTATCGGCGGCTCTCCTCTCAATACGGGCATGATCAACGTCCCAGTGCGGTCGACGATGAGCGAATCGAACGTATCCGCGCTTTTCGGAACGACGGGCGCGATCGATCGGTTCTTGCAGGAACACCGTGAGGAGCTGAAGGACGCGCTCCTCAAGACCGTTGCTCAGCTCGACGGCGAGGAGATCCCCAAGAAGCGTCGCGGGCGTAAACAAGGCTCGACGAACTGGAGTAAAGAACGCTTCTGGCGGCGGTACCGAATAGCTGCACGGGGCCTCAAGCGACCCTATGTGCGCACCCACCTGGCGGTGGGAATGAAGCTGACGTACGCCACGTTCGCTAAGTACCTCGCGCTCTGGGGGCCTCCGCAGGATGTTGCCGGCCCCGGCGATTGATTCAAATAAACCGTGCATCCGGGCCCTTGCGCCGGCTGCATACTGGCCCGCATGCGAGTCACGATCTATTTGTCGGACGCTGAGGGCCTTCGGCTGGAGCAGCTGGCGGACCAGGAGCACCGCACCGTCCGTCAGCAGGCGACGGTGCTGGTCCTGCAGGCACTCGGCTTGCTGACCCCGACCTCGACACAGCCGCGCGAGACCGTCGCGGCCTAGCTCGTGGCGACGAGCGATCCTGGCGCGAGCCTGCCCAAGATCTCCGATCCGACGAGGCGGTATTTCGCGTGGCGGGCCAAGCATCCGCACCAAGCCGAAGACGCTGGCCAGGCCTGGGCTGAGGCCTGGCGGCAGGCGTACTGGGCCGGCATTCGCGAGAACAGCCAGCTCGGCATGCATCTGCTCGAGGTCATGCAACGTGTCGAGGCGCTCGAGCAGCGCCTGCGCGACCTGCAGGCCAGCGACGACATCGAACGCGAGATGGAAGAGGGCAGCGCGTACTGGAAGAGCGAGGTGGACGCATGACTCAGGCGATCGAGACGTGCCGCTACTGCGGCCGCCAGGGTGGTGACGAATTCAGCTTCGGGCCGGACGATCCGGCGCCTGGCGTGTGTCCAACCTGCCTCGATGCGCGCATGTCGGCGCTGATGCTGGGTGCGGCACGGCGCGCCGCGTCCGGGATGGGACAGGAGGACCTCAAGACGTGGCTGCATGGCGAGATGGTCGAGCTGGGCCTCACGCCGGCGTGGGCGAAGCGCTTCACGCTGGCCGACGTGGCGGCCTTCGCCGCGGCGCAGCAAAGGACGCACCGCTGATGCCCGAGTGGGCGTGGCTCCTGGTGCTCTGGCTGGTCGCGAGCGTCTGCTTCGCGCTCGGCATTGCGAAGTGGTTCAGATGGCTGCGTGAGCCGGAGGAGTTCGAAACGCTCGGCGTGCGTTCAGGCGATGCGGAGGGAGGCGATGCCTGACCTGCTGCGCCGTGGTCTGGCCTTCCCTGCTACGCGCCGCATGGCGGTGCGTGTGGTACCGCAGAAGGTGCTCACGCGCGCCCAGGTCCTGCTCGTCGAGTCGATCGTCGGCGAGGACGAGTGGACGCGCTGGGTCAAGTCGCGCGCCAAGCTCTGGGGCTGGCACGGCGTCCACCTGCGGGACAGCGAGGGCGTCATGGAAAGCGTGCACCTCACGCGTTTGGACGGTTTCTCGGAAGCGCTCGGCCAGCCCGACTGGCGCTTCTGGTCCGAGGAATTTGGCGAGTCGTTCGACGCCGAGCTCAAGGGCAAGTTCGGCACGCTGAGCAAGTTTCAAAAACGCACGATTCCGTCGATGCGCCGCGGCGGCATTCAGGTGTTCACCTGGTGGCCGAAGGACTGGCGCACCGTCGAGCACGTCTTTCGACATGGATTGGAGGGGTTGAGCTAGTGCGCGTGACTCGCGTCAGCATCTCGCTCGAAAAGCGCGCCAACGATGGCGACTACGGCTCAGAGAAGTCCGAGGTCGAGATCTTTGCCGACCTCGAGCCCGGCGACGAGCCGCACACGGTCCTGGACTGGATGATGGCGACCGCGCGCATGCAGGTCGAGCATGACCTGCTGCAGTCGCCCAACCTGAAGGTGCGCCAGGCCATGATCCGCAAGGTGCGCCGCTGCAACCACTGCAACGAGCTGCTCGCCGACGATGAGACGGGCTACCTGCACACGGCGTGCAAGCTCGAGCAGGATGCCGAGCGCGAGGCCCGCTACCAGGAGGCCAAGCGCCATAACGAGGAGCAGGAACGTCAGGAGGATGAGCGCGACCTCGTGACCGCTCGGGATGGCGACGACGACGAGGACCTGCCGCTGTGAGCTGGACGAAGCTGCAACAGCAGGCGATGGCGCAGCCCTCCGCGCGTGCCAACCAGGTGCAGGGCGAGCACTTCGAAGACTACGTCAGTCCGACGAATGAGGACGCCAGGCTCGGCCTGACGGTCAACCGTTGAAACGACGCCTTTGGCGGCGAGCCGGTCTGGCTCGCATCAGTCTCGCTGCGCAATCGCCGCGGCGAGGTGATCTCGTCCAACACGTGGACCCCGCGGCAGATGCGGCACGCCAGGCGGTTGCTCGACCAGGTCCTCGATGGCGCTGGCAACCCGAGTCGCGAGCGCGTCTTTCGGATGTGCATCACGCTGTGCATGCACCGCGCGGTGCGCGAGGACGAGCTCGCCCAGATCCCCGAGTGGTGGCACCAGGCGGATGCGGTCGACATCGCCGGCGGGCCGCTCGAGGTCCTGGAGTCGTGTGGCGTGCCCGACATTCCGAGCGCGATGCCCTGCTACTCGCCGGGGCGACGAACATTCGACCGCAATCGTCCCGATCTGTGGATCCCCGTCGACTGTGGTGTGTGCCCGCCGTGTATGGCGCGCAAGGCCGTGCGGACGCGCGGGCCGCTGACCGCCAACGTCGAGTTCGACGACCAGCGCCCGCTCTCGGTGATCTGATGCCGCTCTTCCACGTCATGTTCGACGGCAAGCCCGAGGTGATGTGCCACGTCTGTCCTACGCACAAAGCCATCGCCGACTCGTTTGCTTGCGACGACGAGAAGGGCACTGACGGCGGCTGCGCGCATGTCCAGTACTGCGTGTGTGACTGCGATGAACCGGAGGAGTGCCTCGGCCATCACCCAATCCGGAGCGTGGCCTGATGGCGCGCGCGATGGCGTTCGCTGGCGGTCTGGTGTGCGGCATTGCCCTGTGCGCCGCCGTGGCGAGCACCCACGCCGACGACGTCAGCGCCGAGGTGTTGTCTGCGGCCGCCGCGGCCCACGTGGACCCCGTCGACCTGGCCGGCGCGGTCAATTCCACCGGAGTGGACCCGTACAGCTACTTGCGGGGTACGGGCGAGCTGCCACCACTTCCCGCTGGCCGGACTTCGGTCGCCTCTACGGTCAGCGGGCGAGTGGCGTGCATCATCCAGTACGAAAGCCGCGGCGATGCGCATGCTGTGAATCCGCGGTCCGGCGCGGCGGGGTTGGGCCAATTCTTGGCCTCTACCTGGAGGTCCACACCCCAGGGCCGCGCCGGACTGTCGGTGTTCAACGCGGACGCGAACCGCGCCGCCGTGCAGTACATGCTTGACGCCGGGCGCGCCCGCGAGTTCGCTGTCGTCGCGGCAGGGCTCTGCTGATGACTGAGCGCTGCCCAATCGCCATCCTGATGCGCTACTGGTTGGATACCGAATTCATTGAGGACGGCCGCACGATTGACCTCCTCAGCATCGGCATCGTCGCGGAGGACGGTCGCGAGTTCTACGCCGAGAACACGGAGGCCGACCTGGGCAAGGCCAACGACTGGGTGCGTGAACACGTCCTGCCCCAGCTCGGGCGTCCCGCATTGACCTCGCACTTCGGAGGTCGCGTGTCGCGAGCTGAGCTCCGCCTTGATGTGGAGGAGTTCTGCGACCCCAGCCGCTTCGGCAAGCCTGAATTCTGGGGCTTCTATGCCGACTACGACTGGGTTGTGCTGTGCCAGCTGTTCGGCGCCATGGTCGACCTGCCGAAGGGCTGGCCGATGTACTGCCGCGACCTGAAACAGTGGGCGGACGAGCTCGGCAACCCGGCGCTGCCAGAACAGGGCAAAGGCGAGCACCACGCGCTCGCCGACGCCAAGTGGAACCGCCAGGCGTGGGAGTTCCTGGCCCAGTACAGCAAGGCATACGCCCAGGGATTCGTCCCGTGACCGAGATCGTCTGGCGCCTCGAAGTGGACGATGCCGAGGCGCTCGCGAAGTTCCTCGCTGAAGCCCTCGACAACCTCTACCTCGAGGGAAGCGAGCTCGAGGCGCAACTGACGCGCTGGTTAGCCGAGCTCCAGGAGCTGCGCACCCAGCGCGCACGCTACGACGCGCTACTCCAACCAAGCATGGAGGTCTTGCTGACATGACCCGAGCTCTTGAACAACGCCGACCGCTGGATAAAACCTCGGGCATCCGTCAGTTTGGCGATCTGCCGCCGGCCACCTCGAGCATGGATCTCAACCGTGCGCTGGAGCTGGCGGGCGTCGACGAAACGGAACTGGTGTTGCTTGCGTCAACCACGTTCAAAGAGTGCTCGTCAATGGAGGAGCTCGTCACGTTGATCGCCGGGGTGCGTCGGCGTGGGCTCGACGCGCTCCTCAAGCAGGTCTATTACGAGCGTTTTGGGGGCGAGAGCAGCGGTCCATCCCTGCACATCGGAATCGACGGGCTGCGCACCATCGCCGTCAAGACCGGACGCTACGTCGGCGCGGGTGAGCCACGCTTTTCTGACGTCTACGACATGCGCGTCGACGATCGCGGCGCGACCAAGCCGGTACCCGCGAAGTGCGTGGTCACGGTGTTTGCCAACAATGGCGGTCGCGTGGGCGCGTTCGAGGGCGTGGCGTTCATGGACGAGTGCTACCCGGGCGTCGGACCCCGCGGTCGGATGTGGCGCGCTCGGCCGCGCAGCATGCTTTCCATAGCCGCCGAACGACAGGCGTTGCGGCGTGCGTTCCCGTCCGAGACGGGTGGGCTCGCGGACGTCGACGAGGGCGAGCAGCCGACGGGCCCGGTCGTGGTCGAGCGCGCGTCAGCAGCCCAGACCATGGCCCAGGCGGACGAGTACACGCGCATGCTCGGTGAGAGCGTCTACGCGGTCGACACCCGCACCGGCGAGGTGGTCCAGGACCCGCGCGCCGCGGCGATCGTCGAGCAGGCGCACGCCGCGGCCCAGGCGCGCGACGAGACAGTGGCGCAGCTCAGTCGTGCGCAACTGCGGGAGCGCTGGGGACTGCTGACGGGGAAGGCGCGTGACCTGGGCGTCGAGTACGAGCCCATCAGCCAGTCGGTGAGTGACACAGACGCACTCGCTGCGGTCGAGGACCTCGAGCGGCGCGTGCGCCAGGCGGAAGAGGGCATCGTCGCCTCGTGAGCCGTTGGTGGCTGGTGGAGTTGTACGACGACCTGGAGCATTTGCCGTTGACGGCGACGACCGCGCCCACGGATCGCTTCGGCGTGTGGAACGGCGTGCGCAGCGTCAATGGTGTCAAGCAACTCACCGACATGGAGGTGGTGAGCTTCGAGACGCTCGAGGAGCTCATGCGCGACAGCGACCCGGACCTGATCCGTTTGTGGAGAAAACAGAGGGCCGAGCGTGCCAAAGCCGCCAGCACTTGAGGGAGAGACGCAGCGCGAATATGCGTGGAGGGTGTACCCCGACGACGCGCGCGAGCTGCTGCTGCCGGTGGCGGCCCGCACTGCTGTATGCGCCCAGCCCATGTGCAAGGCCCCGATCTGGTGGGGCTACACGCGTGCCAACAACCGGCGGTGTCCATTCGATATCAAGCCCGACGGCACCAGGACCGGCACGAGCCACTGGCGGACGTGCAGAGACAGACCGAGAAAGGACTCCAACTGATGCAATTCAAAGCTCGGCTCGCCGCGGTGCGCGGAACGCCCTCACGCGCGGACGATGTGCGCACCGTCGTGCGGCTCAATCTGGAGGCGCATGACGTTCCCACGGACTGGCTCTTCAGCCAGCTGGGCGAGGACCTGGTCGTCAATTTGTCGGAGGCCACCGCCTCGATGGGCCCGTTGTTCGAAGCGGAGGACACCGAGGACCGATCGAACGGCCACTTAGCCGATGAGGTGGACGCCGACCTGGAGGAACCGGTGGCTATCCCGTCGAATGGGCGCCGTCGCCACGGCACACGCTCGAGCGAGCACGTCTAGCTGACGGGTGGCGTTCGACTGGATCGAGTCGCACCGCGGGCTGCGAGATCATCCCAAGACGGTCGCGCTCGCCGCGGCGTGGAGTGACCGCAAGCCATGCGTGCTCGGCCACCTGCACGAGTTGTGGTGGTGGACGTTGGAGTACGCGCCGGACGGCGTCATCCGCTCGGCGTTCTTTCCGCAGGTGGTGACCGCGTGCGAGTGGCATGGTCGGCCCCAGAAGTTCTGGAGTGGACTGGTTGAGGCTGGCTTTCTGGAAGTCCTGGCCGGAGTGGACGGTTACCTGGTGCACGACTGGGACGAGTACGCCGTGCGACGGATCCAACGCTACGAAAAAGAGAACCAGCGCAAGGAGGAGTGGCGGAAGAAAACCGGACGCGCCGGCCGGACGGAAGACGATGCGCCGGCCGGACGTCCGGAAGGGCCGCCCGGACGCGCCGGCGGCGCATCCCCTACGCGCGCACGCCACCAACCGGACCTACCGACAGGACGCGAAGCGTCCTTACCGGACCAACCCCAAACCCCTTTGCCGCCGGACGTCGCGGATGGCCTGGACGCGGACGCTCAAGGGGCTCCGCCCACCGCGTCCGCTCCGAACATCCCGCCGCAGTGGGAGGAGATCGCCCCGGGGCAGCACCGCGGCACCCCCAACGGCCAGGGCGAAGTGAGTCTGCTCACGGCCCGTTGCCCACGCTGCGAACGCTCAATGCCCGTCGCCGAGGTCGAAAATCACGACTGCCAGCTCGTCGTCGGCGAGCCCGTGCAGACGCCTCCGGCGCGCCGCCGCGGAGGCCGTGGTTTGCATCGCGTTTTCGAGGCCTCCGACACCGTGCCGCCGGAGGTGCGCGCCGAGCTCGAGCGGATGGAGCGTGAGCGTCCGACACCCGAGCAAATCGCCGCCGAGGTCGCACGCATCGGTCAGCAACCGCGATGACCACCACCCTCAGCGCCGACTGGTACCTTGCGGCCCGCGAACGCTGCCACGCGCTGGCCGTGGAGCTCGTCCGACTGGATCGGCTCGCTTCAATCTTCGAGTCCGAGGGCCAATATGTGCGTGCCGACCGTGTGCGGTTCGATCGCGAAAGTGTGCGCGAAGATCGCTCGAAGTTGCTGCGCGAAGTGTGGCGCCGTCGGCGCGTTCTGGCGCCCAGCCGGGTCCACGTTCTGGCGCCCAGCCGGGCGCCCAGCCGGGTCCATGCCTAATGCCGCGTGGCGTACCACACTCGCCCGAGCTGCGCGCCCAGGCCGTCGCCGCGGTCATTGCCGGGGCGACCGTTGCTCAGGTGGCGCAACGTTTCGGACTCCGCAAGCAGACCGTCTCCGAGTGGCTCCAATCCGAAGAGATTCGGACGGTTCGGACAACGCGCGAGCGCAGTCCCGAAGTGCTGGAGGCCATGATCTTTGACCTCGTCGCCGAGCACATCACGACGATTCGCGCTCAGCTTCAAGCGACCGCCTCCGCTGCCTACGTTCAGGGGCAATCCGCCGGAGACCTTGCCGCGCTACTGGGGACCGAGCGGGACACGCTCATTCGACTTCTCGCAGGATTCCGCCCCGTCGCCGACACAAAGCAGTCCGAGCTCGCTGGACCTGCCGACGCCGCACCCGGCGCAGCAGACGATGATCCGTGAGGCCAAGCGCTTCAACGTCGCGGCCTGCGGACGCCAGATCGGCAAGACCACCCTCGGCATCGACCGCCTCGCCCGCGCCGCGGCCGACGGACGGCCCACCGCCTGGTTCGCGCCGACGTACAAGTACCTCGAGCAGGTGTGGCGCGCGCTGCGCCTGGCGCTCGAGCCGGTCACCACGGGCAAATCCGAGCAGCAGCACCACCTCGACCTGCGTGGCGGCGGCAGCGTGGACTGCTGGTCGCTCGACGACGAGGACGCCGGCCGCGGTCGGCGCTACGGGCTGATCGTCGTCGACGAGGCGGCCATGGTGCGCAACCTGGAGGACGTGTGGCAGGCCAGCCTGCGGCCGACGCTGAGCGTGCTCGAGGGCGGCGCGTGGTTTTTGTCCACGCCCAAGGGGCTGAACTTCTTCCACCGCCTGTACCAGCTCGGCCAGGACGACCTCGAGCCTGAGTGGCGCTCGTGGCAGATGCCGTCGTCGGCGTCGCCATACATCAAGCCCGAGGAGCTGGAGGCCGCGCGCCGCGCCATGCCCGAGCGCGTGTACGCCCAGGAATTCCTGGCCCAGTTCCTGGAGGTCGAGGGCTCGGGCGTGTTTCGCGGTGTGCAGGCCGCGGCGCGCCTCGAGCCGTCACCCCCGCAGCGTGGGCATACGTACGTCATCGGCTGCGACTGGGCCCGCTCGAACGACTTCACCGTCTTCAGCGTCGTCGACGCCAGTACCTACGAGCAGGTCGCCATGGACCGCTTCACCCAGATCGACTTCGAGTTCCAGACCGAGCGCTTGCACCGCTGGGCCGACCTGTACAAGCCGCGCGTCATCCTGGCCGAGGCCAACGCGCTGGGCCAGCCGCTCGTTGAGCGCCTGCAGCAGGGCTATGGGCGCCTGTACGGCGACAGTCGGCGGCCGCTGCCGATCCAGGCGTGGTGGTCGACCAACGCGACGAAGGCCGCGGTGGTCCAGAGTTTGAGCGTGGCGATCGAGGACGGCAGCCTGAGCCTGCTCGACGACGCGGTGCAGACCAGCGAGCTGCAGGCCTACGAGGTCGAACGGTTACCCAGCGGCATGCTGCGGTACGGCGCGCCGTCGGGACAGCACGACGACACGGTGATGGCCCTGGCGCTGGCCTGGGCCGCGGCCGCGCTCGACACGCGGACCTATCGAACGGACTACGCGTTCAGTCGGTAGTCTTCGGCGTGTCGCTGCTCGGGCTCTTGCTGCTAGCGCTGGTCGTCTTCGGTGGCGCGGGCGACGTGCCGCGCTCCGTCTCAGCGTGACCCTGGTAGGTGCCGCCCATCTTCTGCGCCTGGACGATGCGCTCCTGCTCGAGCGCCTCGCGGTCAGCCTGGGACTCCTCAGCGGTCCGCGGCACGCCGGCGATACGGGCCATGGCGTCTTCCGGCGTCTGCGTTCGCTTGTTCGGCTGGTTGTCCGGTGCGGTGGTCATGCCTGAGCCTGTGCACGATGCGCACCACCGTTATCGGGACCTGATCAGGCGAGGTGAGGTGAGGGCGAGCAGCGCGCCAAACCCGAGAAAGAGTGCGCCGATTACGTAGTCGTGGGTGGTGAAGAACACGCCTCCGCCGAACCCGAGCAGCATGAAGACCGCGGCGACGACGAGGCGGTAGACGGGTTCGTTAGTCTGTGGCTGCATGGCGAAGACGTTCCTTCGTTGTGCGAGGTGGCCCGGTCCTGTGCCAACTCGGGCCGGGCTGCCGACTATACGCCTTCAGTCGCCGAAATAGCCGGAAATCGTCTCAAAACCCTGTCCGGACGCCTCAAATCGTCGAATTATGCGAGCGTGAGCGACGTAATGGTCTCACCTGGGCGTCCGCGGGAGATGACGCTGAACCAGTTCACGGGGTTCATGGTTCTGCTTGAGTGGTATTGGGACGATACCCACCCACAAAGTCGCGGCCAGGAAATACCGCCGGGTTGGGCATGCAACATTCTGGATCTAGATGACTCGACGTATTCGCGGTATCGGCGTGAACTCAGGTGGTTTGAAGAACACTGGGCCGCTAGCGAGGCCACATGCCATTGCGACAGTGCGGACTGTTGGCCACCCCCGGCTTGGCAATTGACGGCGTTGCTCAGCGAACTACGGCGTGTGCAGGGCGCGCGCAGGGCTCGACACGATGAGCAGGCGTGGATTCGTCTGTGTCAACAACAGGAGCGCATGGCATGACAGACCCGATTGAGCAGAAGCAGCAGTTTGGCTGGACGATCATTGAGGGCTCAGACGGTTATTACACCGACTTGGTGTTCCGCGTGCGAACTGAGCATGCTCCCGACATCAGTCAAGTGAACCGTTGGCTGAGCCAGATCGCGCGGGCAACGCAGTCGAAAATCGGTGCCTCACCCATTCCCATCCCGCCACCCCGGCCGCGAAAGCAGTTGCCCAAGCCTGAGGGAGGCACGCCCGTCTACTGGAACGGCGACACCGCGCCGGCTTGACGGTAACCGTGAAACATTCGCCCACAATGTTTCACGCGGCGTAGACTGGGCGCGTCGTGGCTGACGACCCACCGAGCTCGAGCTACCTGAGCGAGCTCCAGGCGGAAATGTACGATCGCTACCGGCGCGACGACGTGCAGATCGACACGTACCGCGCCCAGCGCGAGATGCGCGTCCCGGCGATGATGGGTGCCGACGACAAGTACACCCTGGTCAACGTGGATCCGCGCGACCCGGACGTCTCCGAAGAGGCGTTCCAGCAGACGGCGATGCTGACGCTCAACCGTCCAAAGCTGCACCTGGACGGCGGCGAGTCCGACACGGCGCAGACCGCGGCGAGCCAGCGCGAGCACTGGACTGAGGAGACGTTGTGGAGCACCGGCGCGCGCACGCCGGGCATGGACACCATGTCGTTCCTGACCGACGCGGCGCTCAACGACGGTGGCGCGTGGGCCAAGATCCTGTTCCTGCCCGACGCGTGGGACAAGCGCTACGCCTACCCGGTGCCCAACCCGGGCGAGTCGTACGAGGCCTGGCAGCACTACGACAAGGCCACCGAGGACGCCAAGAAGCAGTGCGGCCCGCCCTTCGCCTGGGAGTTCGTCGACGCGCGCACGGTGTACCCCGACACGATGGGCGGCAGGATCGCCGAGGTGATCGAGGTCACCGACCGACCGGTCAGGACCACCTTCCGCCGCTACCGCCTGGGCTACGACGAGGACGGCAACATCGTGCCCGAGGAGCTCGGGCAGCCGCAGCCCAGCAATGCCTGGGGCGCCAACGGTCGGCCGATCCTGCCGAGCTCGATCACCATGCTCGAGCACTGGGACGAGACGTGGGCGACCTGGTGCGTCACCGGCGAGAACTACAAGCGCCAGCCGACCGGTCACATCGTGAAGCAGTTCCGCCACGGCTACGGCTTCATCCCCTACGACTTCGCGCCAGGCCTGTGGATGAACCACTGGCGCAATCGCAAGGTCGGCTGGGGCGTCTCCCAGACCAAGCTGTGGCTGGTCCAGTACCGCCAGTACCTGCGCGCCATGCACGCCCAGTACGTCGCCCGCGACCTGCTCAGCCCACTGGTGACCTACGGCGACTCGAGCGCCGCGCCGGTCATCGGCGACGACGGCAAACCGCGCGACAGAGATCCTGGTCCGCTGCCAGGCGAGGTGATCAACCTGGGCCCTGGCCGCCAGATGCAGCCGATCAAGTACCCCGATGCGGCCACGCTCGAAAAGCACATGCAGCTCATCGACAACGCCATCAAGGAGCTCGAGTCGCCGCGGGTGACCACCCTCAGCGGCATGGAGGGTGCCGGCTTCGCCATCAGCCAGGTGCTGAGCTACTCCCGTACGCGTGTCGGGCCGATCGTCAACAACATCCAGGAGCTGCTCAAGCGCCAGACGGAAAAACTGTGGGACCTGGCCCAGAACAAGGTCCAGGAGAAGATCTGGGTCGGCTACAGCGGCCAGGACGCCAAGGGCGGCAGCGGCTGGATCGGGCTGGGGCCCGACGACTTCGCGCGCCCGGTGCGCATCCGCTGGGACGTGCAGCAGGAGCTGCCCACCGACGACCTGATCAAGGCGCGCTACGCCCACGAGCGGCTGCAGGCCGGCACGTGGGGCTCGGACGAGGCGATCGAGTACCTGGGCGACAACCCCGACGAGATCCGCAGGTCCAAGGCGCGCGACCGTATCCGCCAGAGCCCCGAGTATCAGAAGTGGCTCGACGAGCAGGTGTTCCAGTTCGCGGGCCGCGGCGACATCCTCGGGGCCGCGGCACAGGCGCAGGCCATCGCGGCCAAGGTGCAGCCGACGATGGGCAACATGGGACCCGGTGGCCCGTTCGCGCCACCCAAACCGATGGCGCCGGGCGTGTTCGAGGGTGGCGGGCCAGGTGCGGGCGGGGTTCCGGACCTGGCCGCGCTCGCCACCGCGCCCAACGGGGTGGGGGCTCTGCCACCGCCGGGGCAGCAGGTCATGCAGGGCGCAGCGCAGAATGTCGGCGCACCAGGTGCAGGAGGTATGTGACTGAGATGGCAAGCAAGTCAGGTGGTTGGAGCCCGCCGTCGGGGCGTGAGCATCCGCCGTTCAAGGGTGGCCAGAAGACGAGTTGTATCGGTGGCCAGCACAGCCCAGGACCATCGACGAATACCGACACCAGCGCCGCCGGCAAGGCGCAGGGCAACGCCGTGACGCGACCGCCGCACGGCGTCTCGACCAGGTAGCGCCATGGTCCAGAAGCGGCGCGGTCGCAAGTGGACCGAGGCATCAGACGCCGCGGCTGACAAGAAGGCCGGCATCAAGCCTGGCAGCGCCAAGGACAACGCGCTCGATCGCTCCCGCGGCGTGCCCGTCCGACCCGCGAAGAAAGGCAAGTAGCCATGGCGGGCAAGAACTGGATCAAGGGCGCGGTCTCGCGCCCTGGCGCGTTCACCAAAAAGGCCAAGGCGGCGGGCATGTCGGTGTCCGAGTTCGCGAACAAGGCCACGAAGCCCGGTAGCAAAGCGAGCACCCAGACCAAGCGCCAGGCGGCGCTGGCCAAGACGCTGCGCAGCTTCAACAAGTGAGTACGTGGATGATGGCGCCATCTTCCCGCTGGTGTGCTTCGCACTGATGCTGCTGGTACTGGCGGTGATCCTGCTCAACGAGTGGCGCTGATGGTGCGGGACAATCCGTCAGCGCCGTACATCCGTCCGCGGGCTCAGTTCGAGCGCTGGTCCGGCTACTTCAGAGCCTGGCTAAAGCTCAAAGGCTGGGGCTGGGGCCCGCACGCGCGGTGCGACTACCGCACCTTGCCGGTGGGCGATCACGGCTGGAGGCGCTGATTGATGCCGAGCCAGAACCCGCAAGACCCCGAGGCGCTGCGCAACGCGCTGACCCGCGAGGTGACCACCGACGCGTACAACATCGCGGGCCAGATCTTCCGCGGGCCGCAGCCTGACGTCTCGCACGTCAGCAACGACGAGCTCGACCAGCGCTACCTGCAGGCGATCCACACCAACGATCGCCAGTACCTGATGTCCGAGGCCGCGCGCGACCCGACCCAGTTCCTGAGCTCGATGAGCCGACTGCACGAGGCGGGCAAGATCTTTGTGCCGCCCGACGCGCAGATCCCCCAGGAGCCGCCGCTGCCACCGGGCGCGCGCTCGAACGTGCCCATCCCGCAGCCGCACCCCGATGCGCTGCCGGCTACGTTCAAGCAGCCCGACCAGGTGCCTGCCGTACCGGCACTCCCCTCGCCGTCCACGGCGCCTGGACCGGTGCCCGCGGGCACGCCACCGGTGGGGGCTACGGTGGCCTTGCCACCGTCGCAGCTGAAGATCCCGCCGCCGGCGCAGCCGCCCTACTGAGGCCGCCATGCCGTTTCTGCTCGCTGACGACGCTGCGGACGAGGCGACGCGTCGCCTGCAGGAGTTCGGCCAGCAGCAGCTCGCTAGCCTGCGGCAGGGCGCGCAGGACCTCGGCGCCAGTGCCCAGGACGCCACGCAGCGACTGATGAGCTTCGGCCAGCAGCAGCTCAGCTCGAGCATCGGCACGCTGCAGCCACCGCCCAATCCGCTCCAGCAGCTACCCACACCGGACGTCGGCGCCGTCACCGATCGGCTGCAGTCGTTCGGCCAGCAGGCGCTCACCAGCGCCACCCAGGGCGCGCAGCAGGCGCAGCAGGGTATCCAGCAGCTGCAGCCGCTCAAACCGCTCGCCCCGCCGTCAGCACCACCCGCGCCGCAGGGTCAGTCGCTCGACCAGCCGCAGCAGCCCCAGCCGCAGAGCGACCAGCCGCTCGACAAGAACGGCGTCATCGCCTACGTGCAGCAGAAGGCCCGCGACTTCGGCCTCGACCCCGCGGCGGTGCTGGCGGTGGCCAACCAGGAGGGGCTCAACACCGACCCTGGCTCGCACTGGCAGCTGCCCGGCGAGAAGAACATCAGTTTCGGGCCACCGTCCTGGTACGGCAACGGTGCGGGCGCGGACATCATCGCCAAACACGGCGACGACGCCGCACGCTGGTCGTGGACGCCGGAGGGCATCGACTACTGGCTCGGCCAGGTGCAGGGCGCGGCCAGGGGGCTGGTCGGTGACGACGCGGTGGAAGCCATCGTCAACAAGTTCGAGCGCCCGCGCGAGGACCTCGCCGCGGGCGAGATCGCCAAGGCGAAGCAGGCGTACAACCAGTTCGTCGGTGGCGTGCAGCAGGGCGCGCAGGACCTGACGCAGGCGGCCACCAGCAAGCTGAGCGACATCAGCCAGTTCGGCGACCAGCAGCTGAGCCAGGCCGAGGCGTACGCGGCGTGCGGGCCCGCGGCCGCGGTGCGGTTCGCCCAGCTGTACGGCCGCAACCCGACCCTGCGCGAGGCGACCGACCTGGCGAAATCCGTAGGCTGGAGCGCCGACCAGGGCATGGCCGGGCTGAGCTCGGAGGGGTCGCTGTTCGACAAGCTCGGTATCCCCCACCGCACGGTGGGCGCCGACTGGGACACGCTCGCCAGGGAGGCGAGCTCGGGCAACCCGGTGGTCATCTCCACGCCCGGCCACTACTTCACCGCCGACGCGTACGACCCGTCGACGGGCGCGTTCCACGTCGGCCAGTCCGGCAAGGACCTGGTGCACGGCAGCGAGTGGATGACACCGGCGCAGATGGAGCAGCGCATGGGTGGCCTGCAGGGAGGCCTGGCCGTCGACAACCCGGGCGTGGCGACACCCAGTCCGACGAGTGTCCCACCCAGCGGTGGCCAGCAGAACCCACTGCAGTCGGCGCTGGACACCGCAGGCCAGGCCAAAGACCGCGGGGTGCAGATCCTGGATGCCGCGGTCAGCACTGCGGGCGACCTGGCCACCGGTGGCCTGACCAGGCGCTTCAACCAGAACCTGCAGGGCCTGGCCAGTGATGTGACCGCGGGCGGGACGAAGACGCCGCTCCAGGTCGGCGGTGACCTGCTCGACCAGGCGGCCGACACCGCCGACAAGATCGCGCCGATGGCCGATGAGGCCGGCGTGCCGATCGAGCACCAGGCCACGGTCATCTTTCCCGAGTCGCTGGACAAGGTCACCAACGCCGTCAGTGGTACGCCCGGTGGCCAGGTCGCGG